AAACTCATTTATTATTTGTATAGATTTTAATTTTGCTTAATTACACTTTTCGACATTGTAGTTCCTATTTACATATATACATATATACATATATGTGAATATGTTAGGACTTATGCTTGACTTGCTAGACATATATAAAATATTATAAATAAAATATTGTATACAAAATTATTTATGTAGTTTATACCAATTTGTAGAATCGCATATAAAAGAACCATTTAAATCTGCCTTTTTTTCATCCGAGTCGCCAAGCATAACAACACTAGTTGCAGCAGTAACGCTATCATGATCATAAAAAATAGAAGCAGACGGACTTACATTAAAAGTAATATTTCGACCATTAGCTTGAGTAGTTCTTTTAAAAATAACATATGTTCCATTAATTGTTGAGCTAGGTGTTGGCAACGTTACAGTAAAACTAGAAGTACCACCCAAGGTATAAAATTGTGCCAGTGGACTGCTTAATGTCGTAGAACCTGTTAATGCGCCTCCTGTATTCCAACGAAACCCTCCTACCACGTCTAATATATTTGTATTATCTCCTAACAAGATATCAGAACCAGAAGAACCAACAATAACATTATTTACCCTTGTCACTGCTAAATTGCTTGTACTAGGATTATATGTTAACGGCCCTGTTACACTATCAATATTTAATGATTGAAGTGAACCTGTGCTGCTTGTAAATACTGGATAAAATGTTGAATTTGTATTATTGTCTGTTATAGATATGCCTGTATTACCAGTTGATGAACCAGCAGTTCCTTGAGCACCCTGAGCTCCTGTAGCACCCCGAGTCCCTGTAGCACCCTGAGCTCCTGTAGCACCCCGAGTCCCTGTAGCACCTTGAGCCCCTGTAGCACCTTGAGCCCCTGTAGCACCAGCAGCACCTGTAGCACCATCTAGTCCATTTGTTCCAGCAGCTCCCTGAGCACCAGCAGCACCAACAGCACCAGCAGCACCTGTAGCACCATCTAGTCCATTTGTTCCAGCAGCACCCTGAGCACCAGCAGCACCTTGAGCCCCTGTAGCACCATCAATACCATTGGTCCCAGCAGTTCCTTGAGCACCAGCAGCACCTTGAGCCCCTGTAGCACCAGCAGCACCTGTAGCACCATCAATACCATTGGTCCCAGCAGTTCCTTGAGCACCAGCAGCACCTTGAGCCCCTGTAGCACCATCAATACCATTGGTCCCTATAGAACCTTGAGCACCTGTAGCACCTACGCTACCAGTATAACCGCTTATTGCTGACTGAACCCAAGCAGTCGTAGGAATTTTAGTGGAACTATCATTTGAAGCAGGTTGAGTTGCCGAACAAGTAGGAGGATTAGTTGTGTTAATATTTACAGAAGAAGAATTTATAGAAAAAGCGGTGACTGAAGTTCCATTACTACGTTTCACAGTAAAATTATGAGAACCGCTGTTTACAAAATCATTATACAACATTCCTTCTACATAACTAATTTTTCCCGTAGGTTGAAGTGTATCATAGTCTATTATATTCCAATTTTGCGCTGACATATTTTGCGCTGACATATTTAATGAGTCTATTGAACCACTAGCAGGATAATACACAAGCGGTCTCGAAATATTAGTGTGTTGAACGTATAATGTTCTTTCAGTTTGTGCACTGTCAACAAATGTTGGATAATAATTTTGTCCTGCTAATTGAGTCGGAATCAAGGTAATATTAACAGAAGTTGAGTTAGGATTTGACGCGCCTGTAGCTCCTTGAGCCCCAGCAGCTCCTTGAGCCCCAGCAGCTCCTTGAGCCCCAGCAGCTCCTTGAGAACCTGTAACACCATCTAGTCCATTTGCGCCAGCAGCTCCTTGAGAACCAGTAGCACCATCTAGTCCATTTGCGCCAGCAGCTCCTTGAGCACCAGTAGCACCTTGAGCACCAGTAACACCATCAATACCATTGGTGCCAGCAGCACCTTGAGCCCCTGTAGCCCCTGTAACACCATCTAGTCCATTTGCCCCAGCAGCACCTTGAGAACCAGTAGCACCATCTAGACCATTTGCGCCAGCAGCACCTTGAGAACCAGTAGCACCATCTAGACCATTTGCGCCAGCAGCTCCTTGAGAACCAGTAGCACCATTTATTCCGGCTTGTCCTTGCGCACCTGTAGCACCCTGTGAAAGAGTAATATTTTGTATTTGAGTATCTACATATGATTTATTGGTAAATTGATTCGGACCAGTTGGTCCAGAACTACACTCAGGTAATACAGTAAACGTTTTTACTCCAGAGATTTCTTCATTGCCGGTTTTCGAAACTTTACCAGAAATAGAATTAGTAACTGTTGTCGAAAAATTGGCATCTGCTCCTAAAGCATTTGCCAATTCATTTAAAGTATTTAAAGCAGAAGGAGCTGAATCTACTAAATTAGTTATAGCATTTTGAACAAACGCAGTAGATGCTATCTGAGTAGTATTAGTTCCAGATGAAGCCGTATCTACCGTAGGAATTCCAGTTAAGTTTATATTACTTGCTATTTTGGAGGACGTTACAGATGAATCTCCAAGTTCTGCTGTTTGAATCTGTTTTACATTTGCTAAACCAGTGCTTCCTATATATACAAACCCGGAATTTATATTTTTAAATCGTAAAGAATCTACGTTAATATTATATCCATAGCTGGTAGCACCACTAAAAAAAAAAGGAGAATTATTTGCCATTAATATATATATATATATATATTCAAATGTTTTTTATAAATATTGAATTATTTATAAAAAATTATTTTCTTGGAATAATCGTATAATCTTGGTTATTTTTGTTATTATGTAAAATTTCACAATTGTGGCTATTTTGCGCAAAATAATCCTTTTCAAAAATACGTGTGCTAACATAGCTATTAAAGGGTATTTCTGCGTTGTCTTGTGGATTACTTAGTAATATGTAAGCATGATTCTGTTGTAAATCCCTAGCAGTCCACGCAGGCATAATAGCTCTAGGTTGCTCCGTTGTTAAAAAACTATCACACACAGGATATTGAATTGGGGAACTATATACAGTTTGTTTTTTGTATTTGTTATCGCATAAAATGGTGTCTCTATTTAATCTTTTATCTATTCCTAAAAGCGAACTTTGAACATCAATCGAATTGGTCCACAAATTTGCTCCCCATTTTTGTGGGATAATTTGTGGGTCTAATGCGAAACAAGGTTTGTCGCCATTTCCGGGAACATCTAGTATCCATCTACCTTGGTCGGTTTGTTGTTGAAGCTGTTTAGTTATTCTACATGGGTCATCGTGAAATCTAGTAAAAGCCATTATTATATAATATATTAATATTTTTCAATAATATACATATCATATTTATATTTATTATAATACTAAACCATGGACCAACCAAAAGTAGAAGTATTTATAGTTTAAATACCTGTAATTTTTGTAATAAAAGCAACCCAGAATACTTCGCTTAACATTATATATTAGGTAGTAAATTAGTTTTTGTTAATGAAACTACCCAATTAAATTTAAATGAATTAGCAGCACTCGCAAACCAATTTAATCGCATCGTTAATGGAAGATTACCATTAACGCCATTTAAATCTATATAGTCAGTCCAAGTATAATTTTCTGATGTATCGCCATATGTTGATTGATTTTTCGCAATCGTATATGGGTTATTATCATTAAAAGCAAAAGGTGTATAAACATTAGCATTACTATCTTCCAATTCAAAATAAATAGCAAGGTCAGTATTAGTTTGGTCTGACATATTACGACAATTCAAAGCAAACTCAATTTTCCAAGTGGTAAATGTTGAATTAACATCCATAACGAAAGTTGGAAAATCCATAGTTGTTGTATATATCGTTTCAAAAGTATTTATATTATTATATTCAGTATTATCAGTTATAATCTTAGTAAAACAAATAGGAAGAGTAAAACCTTCATTACTCATAGTTAAATTAGTCGTAGTCAAATCAATATTATAGTGTCCGTCATGTACTACAAGTTTCGTCCCATTTACTACAGTATTTATATCGCCTATTTGAGTTTTTGCTTGTTTACTATTTAAATCAATATTACCACTAACCTCAAGGGAAATGGATGGATTATTCGTATCTACAACTAATTTTGTTCCATTAGCCATATTATTTAAATCGCCCATTTCAGTTATTCCTTGTCTACTATCTAATGAAATTGTTTGTGTAGTGTCATTTACTGTAATTTTCGTTCCATTAAATATATCATTCGTATCGCCGAGATACGCTATGTTAGTCCCAAAAGCAAGACCAATATCGTTGCTTACATTACTAATTTGAAATGATCCATCTCTAAAAATTATTCTGTCATATTTATATTCTACAAATGGAAGACCATCACCAAAGTTTAATGAAGTTGTATTTAATGTTGCGAAAAAACTATTTAAACTATCAGCAATATATAATTGTTGATTTCCAAGAGCATTAGATAAAACTAATTCTTGATCGCCACCATTATAAGTTAATTCTAAAATATTTTTTTGGAGAGACATAATATCAAGAACACCATCATAAACAATTATTTCGTCGTTTTCAATAGTAGCATATGCTCCACTTCCATTCTCTAATAATATTTTAGGCAGAGCTGTTAAAGTGTCTAAAATTATTTCATTTGAGTTTGATGTATTAGATAGTATAATTTTTTCAGGGTCAATTATGCCTGTTACTAATAAATTTCCATAAATTAATACATCTTGTCCTGTGACTCCAATGCCTGTATATCCACTAGTGCTTCCTGCTATACCATTCATCGATACCCATTGACTTGCTCCAGTAGCACCTCTAGCTCCGGTAACACCAGTAACACCAATAAAACCTTGGGCACCTGTAGCACCAGTAGCACCTTGTACTCCAGTAATTCCTCCAGGAGTGCCTTGAGGACCAATAGCACCAGTAGACCCAGTAGAGCCTTGAGAACCTATGACACCGGTAGCACCAATCGCACCAGTAACACCGGTAGAACCAATAAATCCTTGAGGTCCAATCCCTCCAGTAGCTCCGGTAGCACCGCGTAAACCATCAGCTCCAGTAGCTCCGGTAGCACCTCCTGGAGAACCTTGTGCCCCAGTTACACCTTGAGGACCTGTTATACCTATACCTCCAGTGGCACCTTGAATTCCTACTGGTCCAATTCTACCAGGATTGCCTTGTTCACCTTGAGGGCCTTGAGGTCCGAGACCTCGTAAATCGCAACATTTACGACTAGCTAGATAATGAGAATAGTTAGACATTTATATTTTATAATATAATATAATATATTATAAAACACATTTTCAATACAATATTAATACCTAAAAATAAATAATAATAATAATAAAATCTAAGAAGAGGGTAAATTGCTAAGACATAAACGAATAGTTCCCAAACTAGCAACATCATATTTGACAACCAATGGTAAATCATTTTCTAAATATACCTCAATTTGAGAACAAAGATTTGTACATTTAATAAAATAACCCAAATTTTTTAATGAAAATTCCCCTTGAATAATCTTGGAAGAATCTTGTTTTAAAATGAATCCCATGGAGCCATCCGATTCGGCACGATGAATTTCTGCTTCAGCAAATTGACCTTTACACTTAAAAATAAGTTCATTTCCAACAGATTTAATTTCTAATTTATCTGAAATACAAGACAAGTCTCTAATAATTTTCTGAAAATCGGCTGAAGGTAAATTAATAATAGATGAAAATGTGACATCAGGATATTCAAGTTCTTCGGGTTCAGGTTCGATTAATTTGAGTTTCTGTGTTTTACATTGTTTGATGTCGCCATTTTCAAATTTAAGCGCTAAATAAGATACAATTCCATCAAAATAATCACCATTTTCAATATAAATAGTTAATGTATCATCGTTATCAATGGAATTAATAAGTTTAAAAAGATGAAACATGTTGACGCCAATGATAATTTTCTCTTGTTTACATTCGTAAAATTCAAAATTTTGCGCAGCTAAATAAAGATGTGCTAAAATAGTATGTGATTTGTCCATATTAATAATACGGATTCCATCGGGTTGAAAAGTAATATTCGTTTCAAGAAGGATATCTTTTAAAGCGGTCATTAAAGTGCGAAAAGGTGCGATTTGAACCGTTTTGATAGTAAGAACATTTCCTTCAACAGTTTGAGGATGCATCAAATTTTTATTGAAATTAGACATTTATACTTTATACGTTATTTTAACGCAAATCTTTAAATACTTATTAATAAAATATTTATTTCACCTTTATCTAAAATAGTTTTAGTTGTATTTACTGAAAATATTGTTCATACTCCTAAATATTATGTAGAGAAACAAATTTATTGTTTGTAAATAAATAATATGTAAGAAATAATATAGAGATATTATAGCATGTTATAATATCTGAAGCATTATCAAATAAATGTTACCAACTCAACCACCCGATTTGTCTCATTTGTATGAAAAATATAAAAGCAATCCTTATATTCTGAACAGATTACAAATATATTTGACTAATTTGCCGAATATGTTGGAAAGTGAAAATAAGAAATATGAGGAGCGAATGACTCGTATAAGTGAGTTAACAATGGAACACGATAATTTTCACAAGGTATTTCTGAGTAAACATCAGTATTATTATATGCCTTACAATAATCTGTATTATGAATATGATGGTAAGACATATAAAATAGTCAAGGACGACGATATTCATCATCATTTATTGTCCACAATAACAGACGAGGGTAAATTAATTACATGGAAACATAAAACAAAGCAAAATATAATAAGAACAATAAAAGAGCGTAATTTATTTAAATCAGTTCCCGAAACATATACAATACAGAATGTATTAAGTTTTTTATCATCTATTTTTGAAAGCAAAATGGAGTCGAAATATTTTCTTACAGTTATAGGAGATTGTATATTAAAAAAGACAGGGGAAGCAAATGGGTCGTTATTATTTCATGTGAACACAAACACCAAGAAGTTAATTTCTTTTATAGATTCAATTTGCTATATAACAACAGGGAATTCAATTATGAATAATTTTATATCAAAATACCATGATAGCCACAATTTGGCATCATATAGACTTATAAAAACAAATGACAATGTTATCTCAAACGAAATTATAAAGGAGGTTTTAAATAAAATAGGAATTGACCTGCTATGCGTCGCGGCACATTACTCGGATAGATACACAAACTCGGATAATTATTTAAACACAAAAGCAGAAGATAATATAAAAAAATATGCTATGTTTTTTTCATTGAACGCCTTGGATAAAATAATTACCGATTTTATTGAACAATGTATTGAAACAGTTGATACCGAAAATAATGAGTCAATTGTTATAGAAAATAACATTAATACCTTAAATAATTTGTCTTGGAAAAATATGCATTATATTTGGAAATTATATTTGTCTAATAATAAAATTCCAAACATGGTATACACAAATAATTTGAAATCATTATTAAAAAATAGGCTAAAATATAATGAAGATTCGTCGGATATTATATTTTTAAATGTGACAAGTAAATTTTTACCAAACGTGAGTAATTTTTTGGCTTTTTGGGAAAAACATATAACTGTGGTTGCTAATGATGTAGAATTTGATGAGGAATACGAGTTAGATGAGATTGTGACAATGTATAAATTTTCAAATAAAGATAAGTGTTTGAATATTTCAGATAAGGAAATTTTAAAAATAATCAATCATTATTTCTCTCCTCATGTCGAAGTAATAGACAATAAATATATTACAAATATTCGGTGTAATTTATGGTCTAAATATGATGCTATTAATGAAATGTTGACAAACTATAAGTATAAGTTATTGAACGACCCGGGCACAAATAATATTGATACAAAAACGACCGAGGATTTAATCTCTTTTGATGAATTATATCAACATTATAAGTCATTTTGTCATGCTAGAATAACAGTGGATAAAGTATTTTGTTTAATTGTTAGTAAACAATTTTTTGAAAAGTTTTTGCTACATTTTTTATCAGACTATGTAAAATTCGATAAATTTATTTCTTATCACTGGTTACAGTGATAAATATAATATTAAACAATAAATAAAATTTTATTATTTAATATATGAATTACTTATTTGTATAAGGTTCAACAATTTACTTACCCAACATGTAAGAAGCATTCACATCAGCAGGAGCACTGTCTCCAGCAACTTGTTGCTGTCTTTGTCTCTGTTGTTGTTGTTGTCTTTGTCTCTGTTGCTGTCTTTGTCTTTGTTGGCTTCGGCTTCTCTGTTGGCTTCTGCTTCTTTGTTGGCTTCTGCTTCGGCTCTTACCTCCTTCCATGGGCACAGGCTCGGAAACAGATGGTGCTTCAACTAGCTCAGATGGATGTAAGGAGTTACCATAAGGTGCTCCGCCATCTTGTACGTGAGGCATTGACATTTGGTAGTCAACGTCAGCAGGATTCAATGGAGACAATCCAGAACCACCTCGATGACTCTTTCTAGACATGTGTTTTCTTAATTTAACAAATCCGAATTTTCCTTTTTTGGTTCCGAATCCATGTTTTACTAAACGCATTTCCTTTTTGGCAGAATTGTGTTTTTTTCTGGAAACAATGCGTCCAGTCTTATTTTTCATTAAATCAGCCTTAAGTAGTCCTCCGGATGTATGTTTAGCAGTTCCGTGAAAAACCTCAGCACGAGTTCCTTCCATTTTTTTAAAATGATGCGACATCTTATACAATAAACTAAGAAAATATTTTATTATTTTTGTAAATCATTTTATAACAACGGAACTATTTATAACAACGGAACTATTTATAACAACGGAACTATTTATAACAACGGAACTATTTATAACAAATTATTATACAAGATAATAAATTTAAAAAATATTTCTAAGTGGTTTTGGGCTACCACCAATTTGACCTTCAATACCTCCTAAATATGTTATTCTAAAAGGTATACCATTGTTGCCAAACATAATTCTTCCACCTAACGCAGTATTTACTAATTGTGAATTTCGTTCTGCTTGTGTTTGTGTATCATCATTATATCCCCGAATGGACTTATTAACAGTCTCTTGGAAACAATTACAGCTGTTATCAGATGTGGTATTTGTTTCTCTTTGTATTATTTTGCGCAATTGCGATGATGTTGCATGACTATTTCCTGGACCAAAATAATTTCTAGGCATTTAATTTATATATTACTTTATTTATAATTTATATTTTATAAATTATAATTTATATTTATAATTATAGTTTATAGTTTATTTGTATCGTAAAATAAATTAAAATAAATTAAAATAAAATAAATTAAAATAAATTATAAATATTTTTAGTGTAATCGGTAGCATAAGAAACTATATAATTTCCCATACCTATTTTTTGTATTTTACATAAAATTGAAAATTATTTAAACATAGATTCATTAATTAATATAGTAAGAACAATGCAATCGAATAACGACGAACTAACTGCTAAATATCAGCAAAAAACTGATAAACAACATATATTAGATAACCCAGATACATATATTGGGTCAGTCGAAAAGGTAGATACTGATTTATGGTTAATGAATGAAACTAATGATAAAATTATTGAAAAAAATATAAATTATGTTCCTGGATTATTTAAATTATTTGATGAAGGTATAGTAAATTGTCGTGACCATGTTGTTCGAATGCAAGTGGCTGTAAATGCGCAGCAAGAAAATGCATTACCAGTAACCTATATTGATGTATCAATTCAAGAGGATGGAACTATTGTTATGATTAATGACGGTAATGGCATTGATGTAGCAAAACATCCTGAATACAATATATGGATTCCTGAACTCATTTTCGGACATTTACGAACCTCAACAAATTACGATAAAACGGAAAAAAAAATTGTTGGAGGTAAAAACGGTTTCGGATTCAAATTGGTTTTAATATGGTCTACATATGGTTCAGTGGAAACAATTGACCATGTGCGTGGCCTAAAATATTTCCAGGAATTTAATAACAATTTGGAAGAAATTTGCGAACCAAAAATTACAAAAGCATCGAAAGCAAAACCATATACAAAAATCACTTTTAAACCGGATTATCACCGTTTAGGTTTACACGGTTTAACACCAGATATGGTTTCATTATTGAAAAAACGTATATATGATATTTCAGCTGTAACGGATTCTAAACTAAAAGTTAAATATAATGGTCAGCTAATTCCTACTAAAAATTTTGAACAGTATATAAATTTATACATTGGAGATAAAACAGCTGCTCCAAGAGTATATGAAGAGGCTGGAGAAAGATGGGAATATGCTGTAGCATTAACTCCTACAAATGAATTTATCCAGATATCTTTTGTAAATGGTATTCATACTTGTAAAGGTGGAAAACATGTGGAATATATATTGAACCAAATTACAAAAAAAATGAGTGATTTCATTGAAAAAAAGAAAAAGGTGAAGGTAAATCCGAATTCAATTAAAGAACAGTTGATTTTGTTTGTGCGTTGTGACATAGAAAACCCAGCATTTGATAGTCAGACAAAGGATTTTATGAATACACCTGTTTCCAAATTCGGTTCTTCGTGTGTAGTAAGTGACAAATTTATTGAGAAAGTAGCGAAAATGGGTGTAATGGATGCTGCTTGTGCTATTACTGAAGTCAAAGACAATAAAGCCGCTAAAAAAACAGATGGAGTAAAATCGAAGACTGTAAGAGGCATCACAAAGTTAACCGATGCGAACTGGGCAGGAACAGAAAAATCAAGAGACTGTATGATTATATTTTGCGAAGGGGATTCAGCCAAGACAGGAGTTATATCCGGATTATCATCAGAAGACCGTAACACAATTGGCGTGTATCCATTGAAAGGTAAAGTAATGAATGTTCGCGGTGAAACAGCAAAGAAAATAGCAGAAAACAAGGAAATAACGGAAATCAAGAAAATACTAGGACTCGAAATGAACAAGCAATATAACACTATAGAAGATGTTCATAAACATTTGAGATACAGTAAAGTTGTATTTATGACTGACCAGGATTTAGATGGTTCTCATATTAAAGGTTTATGTATTAATTTGTTTCAGAACGAATGGGCTTCGTTAACTCGAATTCCAGGTTTCATCGGATTTATGAATACTCCTATTTTGAAGGCAAAAAAAGGGAATCAAGAGATGAAATTTTATAACGACGGTGAATATAATACATGGAAACAAAATAACAATACAAATGGATGGAATATTAAATATTACAAAGGGTTAGGTACTTCTACTAAAACAGAATTTGTTGAGTATTTTGAAGAGAAAAAGTTTGTAGGATTCGAGCACACTGGTGTAACAAGTGATAATGCGATTGATATGGTATTTAATAAAAAACGAGCAGATGATAGAAAAGAGTGGCTAGAAAATGTATACAGCAGAGACAGCTATGTAGACACAAGTCAACAAATGATTAGTTATGAAGATTTTGTTAATAAAGAACTAATCCATTTCTCAAAATACGATTGTGATAGAAGTATTCCAAATTTGATGGATGGACTTAAAACGAGTTTGAGAAAAATATTGTTTTGTGCGTTTAAAAAACGACTACAGGCTGAAATAAAAGTAGCCCAATTTTCCGGCTATGTTTCAGAGCACTCATGTTATCATCATGGTGAAGAAAGTTTAAATCAAGCAATTGTAGGAATGGCACAAAATTTCGTAGGTTCAAATAATATAAATTTGTTAGTTCCAGCAGGTCAATTTGGAAGCCGAATCAAAGGTGGAAAAGATGCGTCATCGCCAAGATATATATTTACTCATTTGGAGCGAATTACACGACTCCTATTTCCGGAACAAGATGACTATATTTTAAAATATTTGGATGACGATGGAACGCCAGTTGAACCGCAATTTTACGTTCCAATTATTCCTATGATATTGGTAAATGGGTCAAAGGGCATCGGAACTGGATTTAGCACTGAAATAATGTGTTATAATCCAAAGGTCATAATACAATATTTAAAAAATATTTTACAAAAAAATATAGAAGCAAACAAAAGTATAAATTTTGTTCCGTATTATGAAGGGTTTACTGGAACTATTGTTAAAATTAATGATTCTCAGTATTTCTTTAAAGGTGTTTATGAGAGAATTAGCGCCGATGTAATTCGTGTCACAGAATTGCCAGTTGGTTATTGGACAGAAGATTTCAAGGAGCTTTTAGAGGAACTATTAAATGATAAAGACAAAGATGGAAATAAAATAACACCAGTTTTAAAACATTATGATGATAATAGTAAAGATACTACAGTAGATTTTGTTATAACATTTGCGAAAGGAAAAATAGATGAATTAGAAAAAATGAGTTGTCAAACAAGTGCTGAATACACGTTTAATGGATTAGAAAAATTATTGAAACTTGGTAAAAATGGTTCAACTACAAATATGAATTTGTTTGACCACGAAGATAAACTGAAAAAATACGAAACGGTTGAAGATATTATTGACGCATTTTATTCAATACGTATTTCATATTATTCAGATAGAAAGGAATTTATGATTAGCGCATTGGAGAAAGAGCTACTTGTCCTGACAAATAAAGCTAAGTATATTCAAGAATTACTAGATGGAACTATTGATTTGAGAAAGAAAAAGAAAAGTGAAATTATTGATATGTTGAAAGAGAAACATTATGATTTAATTGAAGGAGACGATGAATATAAATATTTAACAAGAATGCCTATGGATAGTGTGTCTGAAGAAAATGTAGAGAAAATAAATAGAGAACATAACGATAAAAATGACGAACTTATGAGAATAAAAGAAACAACAGTTGAACAAATGTGGTTGTCTGAATTGGATATTTTAGAAAATGAATACCAATCGTATCAGCAAGAGAGAACCCAGTCACAAATGGGCGAAGTAGGGACAAAGAAGAAAACAGGAAGTAAAGTAGTTGCTAAGGTTGGAGGAGCTAAAAAAATTATAAAAAAATCGGCTACAGAACTAGTTGTAGAAGAGACAATTGAAATTATTACTAAAACTAAGAGTAAAAAATAAAAGGTAAAAAAGGTAAAAAATAAAAGGTAAAAAAGGTAAAAAATAAAAGGTAAAAAAGGTAAAAATATTTGATATTATTTATTTGTTATATAAATAAATGTATTATAAAATTTATTTATATTTTTTTTACAAAAGCAAATATGCTATGCTAATTTAATATATTATTAAAACCAATTTGGCATCTTATAATTGCGTTTATCGTTTTCAGAAGACATAATGGGCGGTGCCAATGGAACTGCTAATGTGCTAACATCAGTTAAATATTTCATATATCCTTGTGCTTCTGAATAGACATGAAAAATACAATAATCCAACACAATTTTATTTAATTCAGCAATTTGTTCGGTAATGTGCTGTGGCTGATTTGTAGCATGTTGTAAAAATACACTACGCATAATTACCTTTAATGACTCACAATCTTGTGGAGCTACGACATATTGACCATTTGATTTATTATAAACACCTGCGCGTATTCCATTCTGGATAATTTGAATATTATTTTGAGAGAAATAAGCTTTGGATAACATTGTTTCATCCCATTGACCTAAAGTTGGTTCTCTAAATGAAACACATTGGTTTGCTGGTATTTTATCATACATAGCAAATAAATTACTAATATCTGGAGAATCTATTATATTTACTCGTCCATTAGAGGTTCTATTTTTATCTTTTGTAAAATCTTTAGCACTGTTCATATTATATTACAATCATAAAAAAAATATATGTCTAATTTATATAATGGATGCTACTTTTCAACAAATAGTTTTAGCTATTGCTATTATTCTTTTAATATTAATATTAGCTTTTATCGGTTATTCTTTGAACGATTCTAAAGCCGAAAAAACATGGCCTCCCAAAATTGCGAATTGTCCCGATTATTGGGAAGATGACTCTGTTGACCAGAATAAAATAATTTGTTCAAATGTCAAAAAATTAGGTGCCAGTTGTGGCACTACCAAAGAATTTTTATCGAGTGCTACTCTTTGTGATAAATATAAATGGGCAACTACTTGCGGTGCTCAATGGGATGGGATTACATATGGTTATGGACAATATAAACCATGTGAAACAAAAAAACCATAATATACTAAAATAATTTTTATTTAATTGTTTACAATAATAACTTATAATTATCTTATAATATAATTATAAGTATAAATTATCAAAACATGATATGTAATATAGAAAGGGAAAATATGACTTGTTTATATAAAGGTGTTAGAAAACTTCCCGTAGTTATAATTGATATTATTTCAAAATACGTTCCTAATATTGTGTATGTCTGGTTAAATAGAGAATATTATTTTAAATATCATCATTTACTGTCAAAATATATGAATCAAAAGAATAGAGAACAGTATATTCGTCAAATAGTTAGAAAAGATGATTATTTTGTATTTAACCAGCTATTGCTAGAGAATTATTCATGGTGGTTAAAAATGACGAAATATTTACACAAAGATGGAATATATGCGAACTATTTAATGTTTTTAAATTTTTATAGTCTAGAATATGATTCGTTTAAATGTAAAGAATTAATAACAAACTTACTAAAAGAACTTGGTTTAAGTAAAAATCAACATAAAAAGAATATTATAAGAAATATAAGATGGAAGAATTAAATATAAATAATTTGCTTAACCGCGAAGAAGAGTTTATGAAAATAAAAGAAATATTATTGAATTTTGAAAAGACGAAAAATGATTTGGCAACTAAAAAGGGAATTTATGTGTATGGTGAACCAGGTTCTGGGAAAAGCACATTTGTAGTCAATGTTTTAAAAGAATTAAACTATGATATTATTAAATATGATGCTGGAGACATTCGTAACAAAACTATTATGGATACTATTACTAAACACAACATGTCTGATAAAAATATAATGAGTCTATTTCATAAAAAGGTGAAAAAAATAGCAATTATAATGGATGAAATAGATGGTATGAATAATGGAGACAAAGGGGGTATCAATGCGCTGATTAAAATTATTAGGCCTAAAAAAACGAAAAAACAGCGATTGGAAGATGTTACGCTAAATCCAATCATTTGTATAGGAAATTATCATATTGACAAAAAAATAAAAGAGTTAATGAAGGTATGTCACGTTATTGAATTAAAAACACCAAACCGTATACAGATGACTAATGTTATAAATAAATTAATGCCTAATATTGATGAAACTATAAAAGCAAATATAATCACTTTTACTCAGGGTGATTTAAAAAAATTTTCAACTATTTATGAATTATATAAAACCAAAGAAAACGTGTTGAATGCCAATATTATTAAAAACATATTTTTGATGAAATCTTATAATGATGATACACGAAAAATTACGAAAAAATTAATAAATTCTCCATATTCTTTTGACGACCATTTAACGATAATGAACGAAACAGATAGAACTATTGTTGGACTGTTATGGCACGAAAATATTATTGATGTTATTTCAAAGATAAAAAAAGAAGAAGCTGTGCCATTTTATTTAAATATATTAGACAATATGTGTTTTGCCGACTACATAGACCGCATTACATTTCAAAAACAAATTTGGCAGTTTAATGAAATGAGCTCCTTAATTAAAACATTTAAAAATAATTCTATTTATCATAAAACATTCCAAAAGAAACCGAAATTTAATCCATCTGAGGTACGATTTACAAAGGTTTTGACAAAATATTCGACTGAGTATAATAATTCTATTTTTATACAAAATTTATGTCAGCAGTTATGTATGGATAAAAAGGATGTGTTTGCTTTCTTTTTAGACATTAAAAATAAATACAACGATGCTGAATTAGTTTCCCTGTTTGAAAATTATGAAATAACCAAATTAGATATAAACCGTATTTACAGATATTTAGAGAAATATACAAAGGAAAATACAGAAGATGGTGAGGATTCTACATCAGAGAGTGACCTAGACGATTAAGTTATTTATATTTTGTTTATACAATGTTATAACCAAAATATATTACTATTTATTATTTTTCGAATACAAAACAAACTGTTTACACCTTATTTTTATACTCTGCCAATTCATTAGTTAGTTCCTTTACCTTTTTTAATAGCTCATTTATTAAATAACTTTTGTCTGCTAATTGTTTTTCATAATGTAACCGCATTGCGTCCATGTCTTTTGAGCCCCCGCTTAGTCTCTCTTTTTCTCTCCTTTGAATTAATTGCTGGGCTTCCAACATCTTATTATGTTCAATTAACCTTTTATTTCGTTCTTCTTCAATTTGCTTCATTTGTTCCAGTAATTTTGGTTTATATTCAGGCTTTCCGGGTTCATAATTTTCAAGCAACATATTCATTTCTACTGTATAGAATTGTTTCAATACTGGATTTTTTATAAAATCGTCTACAGTATATCTAGATAATGTTGTTTTAGTTGCTTCTTTATTTTCTAATATTAATTCTTTGTTTAAAGAATTATGTTTATGAGAGAAAACCATTATAGATTTCACACTTTCTAATTGTTTTAAAGGAATTGTGTAATTCTTTAAAAAACTTCTCTCTTCTGCCAACGCATTTTCATCATTATAAGAAGTGTATTGTAACAATTCTTTCTTGAAAGCAAATGTTGCCGCGGTCGAATGATATTCTTTATAAGGACCGCATTGATATACTTGTTGCTTTGATTCAAAAAATATGTGCATTTCACTAGACCCAGCAATCAAAAATGTTGGGTTATTTTGTAAGGTTTCAACCGCGTGAGATACGCGTTCCGGAGGATAATAATCGTCATCATCCATATAAATAATTATATCGCCGGTACATTTAGTGTGCATAAGGTTACGTTTTTTGCCTAATAACATTTTTTCACTGTAATAGTAGTATTTTACTTGAGGCAAATGTTTAACTAAGTCACCTATCGGGTCAGTTCCATCATCAATAATAATCCATTCTATTTTATCCTTCGGATATGTTTGGTGCTCAAAACACTGAATCATAAATGGAATGAATGGGCGGCGGTTAAATGTCGGAGTACATATGCTTACCAATGGAAATTGTATTTTATTATTTTTTTTTAAATCCATAATTTAAGTATAAAATATTATATTTAAATTATATTATTAACTATTTATTATTATGCTAATTTGAAATTATATTTTTTGTGACAAGTTCCATCATTATTTAATCTTAATTTTTTCTTACCACCTCTAAGCATTTCGGGCTGACCAATTTCATCTTGGGGTATATTATTTTCTTGTTTGTATGGATTTTTACCATTTCCTACTCTTTCTCTACCAGAATATCTGTCAATTATTTGGTTTGGTTCATTTAATCTTTCATTTATTTGTTCACTTATTGATTCAGTTGTTTGTTCCTTTGGTCGTTCCTTTGGTCGTTCCTTTGGTCGTTCCTTAATTGCAGTCTCTGTTTCAGCTCTTGACTGTTTACAATCAACTTCGACTCCATTTCTCTCTTGTTTAACATTAATACCCTTGGTTAAATCATTTAAATTTGTTATTTTTATCTGAGTAGTATCCACATTTTCAGGACTTGATGGGTTGAATATTCCAAAACCAACTGCTAAAATAATAATGGCAATAATACATCCAGTGATATAATTTGTATTATTAAGGTATTTATAAACTGTATCTAATAATGTATACGCGGTTACCATCATGATGAAAGATTTTTTATAAAAAAACGTATCCTTCAAGAATGTTCCGAATCCATAAGTTTCTTTATTATCCGACCCCTCTAATTTATATTCTTTAAACAAAGGTGAAAACAAACTATAAAATGTTGTAAAAATTGCCATAAAGAACGTCATAAACAAACTCAAATACAAATATGTAATAAAAACTACAATAGTCCAAGCAAAGTTAAACCAACCGCGCTGTCCGTCCCATAAACTAACATTTTTCCATATTTTTTCGTTTGGTTCACACGTTGAATCCATTGTAGAACCAAATTGATTACACATGAATTCATCAAATGCGATATTTGTATTACCTAAATTAGTAATTAAAGCCATAATTCCGTTGTAAAACAATAAAAATATAGCTATAAATGGAAACGCTGTAAAATAAAATAACAACACTAGCCATTCGGGAAGTTTATAAAGTAAAGAGTATACTGTGGTAACAATACTAAACGAATTCGCTATGTTCGTTTTAAAAATATTGTGCATAAAGTGACTTAAATTACTGAATGTCCCATCTTTTTTTGAGTTTGTGTCTAAAAAACACAAAAATTTTAATAAAAAACTGTCTTTAAAATCCTCTTTTACAAAACTTGCTTTTTGGCTATAAGTTTCTAGAGGGGTATCCCAAAAATTAAATCCATTCCATGCTCGGATTTTTATAATATTCATTAAAATGGTGATAGGGTTTGTCATATTATCTAAGTTTTTGATATCGTAATCAAATTTAGTGTAAGGAGCAAAATCAACATTGGAAGGTAAAATGTTAGATTGTGCTACTTTTGCGGTATATAATCCAGTAGCGCCAAAAACAACAATACCTAAACAAACGGTTAGTAAAAATTGTTTAGCAAATTGTTTGGCAAAAAGTTTGAAATCATTTGTTTTCACATTATTTTCGTTTCTTTTAGAATCAATAGTGTCTTCAGAATTATTAGCACTAGACATTATTTATAATAAATATATAAAATAAAATAAAGTAAACGTTTATCATTAGAAATTATAAAAATATCCGTCTATATTATAAGTTTATACGTTATGAAACTGAGTAGCAATGCTTACAACAAATATATCAATTATTTCCTTATTTTTGCTGTAGTTGTTATAATTGGATTTATAATATATTACACGGTTTCTCTAAAAGAGGGCTTTAACAAAGTGTATAATCCAAATGATTTATTAGAGTATAATCCAGACAGTCAATTAACGGTTCAAAATGTAGACGTAGTTAACAACTTTTATTCATGTAGAAATTTCTGTGGTCCGAAGGCTCAATGTGCGATTACGAGAGAGCAATGTCTTGCAGACATAGATTGTACAGGATGTGTACCACCTAACATACATATAAATAAAAATAATAAAAATACACTTGTCGTAGAGAATTTTGAATCATTATTATCAAATAAGGATAAAAATGAGGATAAAAATGAGGATAAAGAAAAATGTGAAATACAAAATGATGTGGGTGCTGGGAAATTAACATTTTCTCAGACACCTCAATATTCAAAATTAACCACAGATATTGGCGCATTTGCCAGATTAATCAATCCTCAAGCAACTGTTCCAAGAGTGTATGAAGGAATAGACACTTGGACAAGGGCATTCAATTATGGATTAAAACTAGCTTATAATAAGTTGCCAAAATTGACACAGTTTGAGAAAAAAATAGAGCCTGAATATCCTTTGACGGTTACTATGACCGGAGCATTTTACGACGTTGGCCCAACTCCATCAAATGCCACGATTTAACTATGGTTCAATTTCTTTATTTTTATTTTTATTCTATATCTTCTGTTGTATTTTCTTCTGTATATTCTGGTTCATTCACATCCTCTGTAGACAAATCATTTGCGCAATATTCACAATTTCCGTGCGCCTCGTGACAATCCATACATTTCGTTCCACAGTTGAAACATCTTTTTTTATGGTCATTACAAACGGGTGCATAACAACGTTCGCATTCATAAGGCGCATCGGTATGCTCGCAGAAACGACATAATGGAGTATGGCGCCAACAATCACTACATCTTCCAAATCCTTCATCACGTTTTTCCTCACACCTGTAACAAATATTTTTATTACACTTGTCGCATATTACATTACAAAAATGACAGGTTAAGGACGGTTTTCCATTTTTATTAAAACGATTTGCTGGGATACATCTTTCACACGAAAAACACGAAAAAGAGCAAGTAACGCATACCTGTTTTTTACAAATGTCACTCCAACCCACCTCATTGCGACATTCACGAAGGCATTGGTTGGTTTTACAAGCGTCGCACGTTCCTTCCTCATAATAACCATCCTCATCATAAGAATCATCATCATCATTCTTGTGGTTTGTTTTTGCGCAAGGAATCATTTCGTCCATATTAACTAATAATTATATATTTTTAAATGTTTGATATTTAAAAATATATTTTCAATTTTAAATATTTAACATTTTTGTAAACCTGTGAAATTTACAAACATGTAATAAGCTATAAGATTAACATATTAGACAAATATTTCTAGACCAACTAAATTTGAATTATACAATATTTTATTTTGTAAATATTCCAACAAAGCACCGCCTCCAGTAGATACATAAATATGTGGGTTTTTATTTTTATCTGCTACCAATGAGGCAGTTTCACCCCCACCAATAATAATTGTTTTATCCACCATTAACTCAAGAGTATTCAATAAATTAATACTTCCTGTAGAGTATTTAATATCTTCAATCACACCCAATGAACCATTCCAAAAAATAATATCAAACTCGGTCAATAAATTCTTTAAATATGAAAACCCATCTACACTAATATCATACACATTCATGTCACTTGAGTAAATATCTTCTATATACGTTAATTCGTCTGATAAATTTTTATTACCATGTCCAGACTTTGAAATAAATTCTCTAGTGGGGTCTTCAATTGTATATTGTTTTGTCAAAGCACCTCCAATAAAAACACAAGAGTTAGGTATTTTTTTTAATGATTGAATAATCGGCAACTTATCCTTTATTTTTGACCCACCGATTATTCCTAGTACTTTTTTATTTTTGTTATTAATTAATGAATTTATTGCGTCTATTTCTTTCTTTATCAATATACCGTAACCATACAATTTACCAAAGTCTTTCATGGCACATATACTCAAATGTTTTCTATGTAAACATCCAAAAGCATCATTTATAAAAACGTCTCCTAAGGACTTATAAATATTTAAAACAGAATCATCGGTTAATCCTTTTTCATAATCAGTTTCTTCTTTATAAAAACGAAGATTTTCTAGCAAGTATATACTATTTGGATTTTTTTCGATTTGTTCAACTGTTTCTTTTGTTAACCCCTTTTCTAAAAATATAACACTTGTATTTAAATATTTCTCTAAAATCGGAATAATAAACTTAAGCGAATATTTATCTTCTATACCATTAGGTCTTCCAAAATGTGAGGTCAATACAATATATTTGGGGTCTTTTGAAAGTATCAATTTAATCGTATCTATACTTGAACTAATTCTAAAATCATCTGTAATATTTCTAGACTTGTCTGTTGGCACGTTAAAGTCAAAACGACAAACAACACCTTTATTTACTAAATCCATATTTCCCACAAAATATGTTTCTTTAATCGAATTATCTATTTTTAAATTTCGGGTATTAAATTCAAACATTTTCTCAACTAAACGAATCAATTGACTTGAATATGACCATTCATTATCATACCAAACCATTAATTTCAACTTACCGTTACCCATATCAATTGACGCATTTATATCTAATATTGTTGGGGTTGTGGTTGTTACAAAATCTCCACTTACTAATTTTTTGTCAGAGACATCATATACTATTTTATAGAGTGTATTGGTTTTAATCAAGTTACTTATGTCTTTTAAAGTTACATTTTTATCAGACAACTCAATATTTAAGTCAACTAATGAACAATTTACAACTGGAACTCTAACACTGGTTCCATTTATTTTTCCTTCTAGCATTGGAAGAACTGCGGTCACAGAAGATGATGCGCCTGTTGTATGTGGAATTATATTATTAAAAATGGAACGATTAGTTCTGGCTGATTTTTTTGAAACATCAACCACGTGTTGTGATGCGGTTGCTGCGTGTATTGTAGTAAAAACACAATTTTCTATACCATAACTATCATTTAACAAACTCAATATAGGTGCTATACAATTTGTCGTACAAGATGAACCAGACACTATTTTTTCACCATTATATGATTTATCATTTGCTCCAACAATAAATGTAGGAGTGGTATCTTTCGGAGGTGAACTCATAATTACGTAATCCGCGTTGTGATAACTACACTTTTCAGTTGTTAAATAACTGCCAGTTGCGTCAATAATATAGTTACATTCCATTTTTTTCCAGTCTATTTTTTTGGCATCCCTCTCTGATATCAAATGTATAATATGGTCATTGATTCTAAACAATTGACTATCCAATATTTCTACTTTTATTTTTATATTATGTTTGTGTGTTGTATCAAAATTTAAATAATCTTCAATTTCACTTAATTTAATCTCAGTAGCATTTACACATTTAATAGAAAAATTTGGATTATTCAATAGTTGTAAAAAAACACATTTGCCGATTCTGCCGAAACCGTTTATCCCAATATTTATCATATTGTTTATAATATATTTGTCCCTTTTAATTTTTAAATCATTATTATTGTGAAAACCAAAACAATTAATTTGTAAATAAATATAACCTAAGAAATAATATATATTAAATAAATACTTAAAGACCTTTAAGTTAAAAACAATATATATTATTTATTCGTGTAAGCTTTTACATCCTTTAACATTTCCTTGTTGTTGCTTTCGAAAAACGCGTATTAAACCTTAAAATAAGTGTTAGAACCAGGGCATATATCTATACCCAAATTATTTACTAAGCATATTTTGGTATCCTCTATTAATTTTGTAACTTTAGCCCATTTCCATTCAACACTTTCAAACCCCCTAGGTTTTTCAATTTGTTTTATATATAAACAAGTCATCCCTATTAAACCTGTAATACAATCATTAGTTTTATAATTTACTGGTTTAAAATACGGTCCATATTTTATTACACAATTATAATTTGTATTATGTAAATTTTTAATAATATTCATAAATTCACTATTATCATCCAAAATGTATCTACCTGTCATTTTTACAATGAAATCAGTATCATTAATATTATATTTGTCTATACAATCTAAAATATCTTGTAATTCTTTTACACCCTTATTATTTGTTTTTATAAAATTATTTTCAGTATAATATAGTTCACAATCTAACATATTTAAAAATGTATCTCTTTTTCCATTATTTTCAACAATAATAATTTTGTAATTATCAAAATTTAAATCCTGTATTATCTGTTTTAATTTATTAATTCCTTTAATATATTGACCTTCTCTTATCGAACAATTATTAAATATAGATGTAGTTATAATAAAATATATCATATATTATATTAATATATTAATGTACGTTTTCCAAAGGCATTAACGAGTAAATGTTAAAGGATGTAAACGCTTAGTCAGAATAAATAATATATATTATTTATCGATACCAACTTTTTTTACTACATTACTAATTATTTTTTCATAATTTTTTGTTTGTTCTTCACTGGTTGCTCCTGACATCGAATTAGATAAAATCTTCAAATACAAATCATTTTTATTTGAATCCGAATCTGAACAATGTACATTCTCATTTTTCCATTCCATTATTTGTTGTATGTTTTTATTTGCTACTGCTTTGATTGCTTTTTTTAGTATCGGTTTTTCTGGCTCCTCCTTTTCCCATTCATTGTTATTTTTTATATAAAGAACTTCTCTCTTCAAGTCACTACAATGAATTGGTCTTTTGTATTTATCTAATTTATTCAAATGTTTATTTATAATTCTAGTTATACCTTCAACATATCCCAATCTACCAGTTTCTTCTAAATCAGTTAATTGTATTGTAATTGAATCAACAAATTCACTTATATTCACAGCATCCTTACATGTTTCGTTAAGAAAAAAGCTTAAATTAAAGGTTTTATTTTCGTATGTATTGTTTATTATATTACACTTATCTTTACTTATCTCTATTAATGTTTTCTGTAATTCTTGATTTTGTTTTAGAAGCTGAATGATTAATTCTTTCGTATCTAAATTATTTTGCTCCTTTTCTTTTACTTCTGAATCTTTTATATTCTTTTCTACTAGCGGTTCATTTATGGATTTTATACTTTCTTCGTTAGCATTTAAGCATAGTATTTTATGTTTAAACAAACTTTGTCTATGTTTGTATTTTTTTCCACATAAACAATCGTACCTTTTTTCGTCAGCCTGCGTCAGTATTTTATGTTTATTCGTTTCAATGTGTTTTTTCCATTTATCAATTTTACAGCATTTGAAATCACAAAGTTCGCAATGAAAATATTGGGCCTTTTTGGCCCTAAAAACGTCAGCCATCGTCAGTATATAATTTGTACATATTATTTTTATATAAAAAAAGTTATGATAATACTTTTATAATTATTATTTTGGAATTTACACCATTATGCTCACATTCCATTTTTCGTAACTAATTTTTCGAAAAGTATTTTAGGTTTTGAAAAATGGACATTTTTAAAAATGTCCAAAATTGAAAAGTCAAAACACTTTTTGGAAAAATATTTTCATCTTTTTAGAAATTAAAAAAAAATGAAAACACAAAATATATAAATATATTTGTTACAGAATTATCGTGTAAAAAATATAATAAAAAATGAAATATATGAAATTATCGTAACATTTTATTAAGTGGCGTATGCTAAACCACAATTGCCACCAATAAAAACAACTTGATTTATTCTCTCTTCAAATAGAGTCAAGTTAAAATTATAATCATAAATTCTCCATGTTGGCTTGTTTACACCAATAGGCTCGCCGGTTGCTGGATTACAAATAACCAAACTTTGAGCCAATGGGTCCAATGGAGGAATAATTGTTGTAAACTCTAATTCTATTAAATTAAAAATACTCATATTAATTGCACCAGATGGCTGTAATTCCATATTATTTGAATTTATAGCAAAATTATAACAATACAATCCCTCTGGAGCATTTCCACTGGTTCTTATGTATTTTTCAATATAATTAAATACACCTGATGGCTGAATATTTTCTCTATATGAGCCATCTAATAAAACTCCCATGCTTATTAAAATATATTTATCATTTTCTGTGCTATATACAGGTGTAATAGCTAATCCAGTTAATTGACCATCAGGATTTACACCAGGACCAATATATACAGGAACCAATGTTCCAGACCCATCATCCCTATATACAAGATATGTGCCGTCAATTGGAGCAGGTATAATATCATTGGGGACATATCCATACGGCCAATTGGTATAATTAGACCACTCGTTACGCAAATTCACATCACTTCTTTGGAAATAAAACATCCAATTGGAAACCATACCAATAGATTCTAGACTCACTTTATTAGGACCAGTGACATCATAAAATATTCTTTCACGAACCTGTTTAATCAAATATTTTTGCTCTTGTAAAGCAAATTGTCTCTCTTCATCATTGGACAAAAATCCATATGTACAATTTAGATGAACATCTGCGTTCCATAATGTTCTTAAATCGGAATATGAATCAATTCCAATACTAACATCTGGGGGAGGTTGTAAAAATCTATAAAACTGCATATACCATAAATTAAAATTAGGAGCAACATATGGATAATTATTTTCTGAGTCAAACACATCGCGAATTTGAAATAATTGATTAATAGGTCTTAAAGTAATGTTTATATGTAATTCATTATACTGTAATGAGGTTAATGGAAAAGCCATTTGGGATTTTAACCCAAACCAATTGTTTAAAGGAATGTATATGATTCTACCGCGTATAGAAGGCTCTGGGCCAGCTAGCGCTTCTGTGAAATACGCATTTGGATACGCGTTGACACGTGCCCCAGCATTAGCAGGGTCATTCAGTTCAGCAACATTTCCAATCATTCTATCAAACAATGTTTTTTTATCTGTATTAAAATCTCGTTGTACAGCGGACAATAAATAGTCGCCAGAATATTCTTGAAGCGTGTAGTTTCCACAAGTTATGGTTATTTTAGAAATCATTTTCGCTCCTAAATTTTGTATCCATTTAAATTCATAAGGAACCCATTGGTCGCTATTATTATTAACATTATTATCATTTGGGTCTTGAGGTGGTAAAATAGGACTCCATATATTGGGCAATACAACAGACAAATAACAATCCATTAATAAATCAGCATATCTTGGTATCTTAAATGTATATGTAGATGGTTCAGATAAACGCAATGTTTTAGAACCTTCAAAATCAACTCTGAATTTTTGGAGAGCAAAATTTGTGTATTGAGCATAGACACTTTTAAAAAATGTTTTACTAGGGTTTCCATTTAAAATTATATTTTGTTGTCCTTGGCTTACAAGTTGCATTAATCCTCCTGCCATTATATTATTATGTTATAGTATTAACATATTATTTTTTTAACTATTTATTGTCAATACATTATTATTTATTTTATATTTTTTATTTTGATTTTTAACACTGTTTTGTAAAGTATTTGTAAAGTATTTGTAAAATATTATGTTAATATATTATAAATATGTCAGAAGCAGGTATTGGTATATCAATAAAAAATATTACAGACAAATTACAGAACATGAATGATTCTACCGCTATTTTTATGTTTTCTGTTATAAACCTGATTATTCTCTTATTAGCTATATTAATGTATTTCTATTATACTGGAACTATTTTTTCAAATGGTCTTAGGGCCAGAGATTGTTCCTTTATGGATACAATGTATGGAAAAATAAATGGAAAAATCTCTTCTATTAATACAGCCAACACATTTTTCCAACAGCCTTTAAGAGATTATTATATTAAATCCGCATATAATGCCTGCTCTGGGGGTGATTATAAAAACGATTACGTCGATACATGTGTTGTCAAAAGTTTGTTGAAACAGGGTGTCCGAGCATTAGATTTTGAAATATATTCTATTGACGATGAGCCAGTTGTAGCCACTTCAACAAATGACAATTACTGCGTAAAAGAGACGTTCAATTACGTAACTTTTGGAGAAGTTTTAAACGTCATTAGCAATTATGCTTTTACAATGTCATCTGCTCCGAATCCAGCAGACCCATTATTTATACATCTCCGTATAAAATCGACAAATAAAAAGATGTTCGAAAAGTTAACAGAACTAATTGAAAATTTTAATAGCAGCACAGGTCGAATATTAGGTCCAAATTATAGCTATTCTAAAAAGAATTTAGCGGCGGTTCCATTGAATGAACTGGCAGGTAAGGTTATTATAATGGTCGATGGCACAAATAAAACCATTTTGGAAACAAAATTTAATGAATTTGTAAATATAGTTAGTAAATCAGCGATTTTAAGAGGGTTAACTAATTATGAAATTGTTTACACACCAGATATGGATGAATTGATAAATCATAACAGGGTCAACATGACTATAGGATTCCCAGATAAAGGAGCGAGTCCTTCGAATCCAAATTCGCTTATTATGCGAAACAATGGTTGCCAATTTATAGCAATGAGGTATCAAACAGTAGATACATTTTTAGAAGAAAATAATACATTTTTCGAAGAAAATGGAACCGCATTTGTATTAAAACCAGATGATTTGAGATATAAAGTTCAAACAATTCCTGCTCCACCACCTCAAAATGAACGTGTATCTTATGAAACAAAACAGATAAAAACAGTTGCTGGATTAGTTTTTGATATTTAATAATTTAACATTGTGAATACAGCAAATATATATTTAGACTAACTTCTGTTATTACTTAACATCGATTACGTATATATTATAATGTCGACCTTTTTTTCCGCATTTTGTTTCATCGGTTCTACATACTAATGCGTCATCGTATTCGATTTGTCCGGTAACCAAATGTTGTTTACCAAATATAGCACATTTTCCTAATTTATGTTGAGTTTCATAAATTTCATCATAAGGATTAGTATATTTATATTCAATATAATTAACACAATTTATACAAGGATTTTTTGTTTTTTTTATAAAAGATGAAATTAATCTTAAACTCATAAATATGAATAGAATTATATATTTATATTATTTTGAAAAACATTAATTAGTTCTGAACAATAACAAAGACAAAGACAAGGACAATAACAAAGACAAAGACAAGGACAATAACAAAGACAACAAGTTTATATATTTTTAACAGTAAAATTATATAAAATATTAGTAATATGTATGAAGAAAAACGATATATGTAAAGGGTTGAAATTTAGTGATTGTGAACTTGTTATATTGAGACAAGCAGTTGACAAGGCGGAAGAAATACAAGGGAAACAGGTAGCGAACTCGCCTGAAGTAAAACAAATTATTAATACTGTGGAAAATTTCATTAGAAGTAAGAAGTTGATTATTTACGGAGGCGAAAGTATCAATCGTTTGTTGCCAAAACAAGACCAATTTTACAATCGAGATATAGAGATACCAGACCTTGATTTTTATTCTCCAAATGCTTTACAGGATGCGAAAGAGCTTGTCGATTTATACGTAAAAGACGGATTCGTCGAGGTTGAAGCAAAGTCTGGTCAGCATCACGGAACATATAAGGTTTTTGTAAATTTTATACCAGTGGCAGACATAACATTTATGCCAAAGGAACTATTCAATGCTATTAAAAAAGATGCGATTAGTGTGGCTGGTATCTTATGTTCGCCGCCAAATTTGTTACGAATGGCAATGTATTTAGAACTGTCTAGACCCCAGGGGGACGTTAGTCGTTGGGAGAAGGTGTTGAAACGACTTACACTATTAAACAAGCATTATCCATTAAGTGGGGAGCAATGTGCTCATATTGATTTTCAAAGACAAATGAATAACCCTAATTTTTCAGAAAAAATATATGAAAATATTAGAAACACGTTGGTAGACCAAGGGGTTGTGTTTTTTGGAGGATATACGGTTTCTTTATATTCGCAATACATGCCTGGTAATTTGCGTAAAAAATTAGAGAAAATTCCAGATTTTGATGTATTAACAGAAGACCCATTAGTAACATCTCAAATAGTGAAAGAGAGACTATTAGATGCTGGAATAAAAAATGTGAAAATAATTAAAAGACCTCCTGTAGGTGAAATTATTGCCCCACATTATGAAATTAAAGTGGGAGTAGATACAGTAGTTTTGATTTATGAACCATTAGCATGTCATAGTTATAATATAATACGAGTTGATGGAAATGATGTAAAAATAGCAACAATTGATACAATGTTGAGCTTTTATTTAGCTTTTCTATATGCGGATAGACCATATTATGATAAAGACCGTATGTTATGTATGTCAAAATACTTATTTGAAGTTCAGGAGAAAAACAGGTTGGCTCAAAAGGGTTTATTAAAACGTTTTAGTTTAAATTGTATGGGACACCAAGAGACAATAGAAGAAATGAGAGCAGAGAAGGCGGCAAAATATACCGAACTAAAGGATAAAAAGAATAGTCCAGAATACGAAGAATGGTTTTTGCGTTACAGACCTACAGACAATTTAAAACCAAACAAGGATAATAATATAAAACCAAAAACAAATAAAGCATTGAAGAAAGGAAAGGGTAAAACTAGAAAAAATAAAAGGAAGAAACGAGGTTTTTTTCTAAATTTATGAAACAAAAAATTTGGGAAATATAAATTTGCGAGTATTAACTAGAGGTAGTTTTAAAAAGAATAATCCTACTATAATCAAGAATATACCAAAATATTTCCAAGGGTCATCAAATCTTTCACCCAGTATTATAAATGCCGCCAGGGATTCAAATAACGCACTTAATCCATCCCACGCAGCATTAATTAATAAAACTTGTGAGCCTTGAAGCGACCTTATTAAAAAATATATGACTCCAATATATCCTGATGTTCCAACTATAAAATTTGTCATTCCACCTGCGTCCGCAAATTTTTTATATCCAAAATCTCCAATTATTTCAGTGAAAATTAATAATGTCAAATCTTGGTAACTCATATTTATAATAATATAGTATATTTTTTTTACACGATATTATTATTTGTAAAAGCATTCATATTAGAATGTATTGAATTGTTTCATAGTTTTTGTCAAAATATAATATACAAACCCAAATAATCCACAAGTAAATATAAGACCATTTATATTATAGTTACCATCATTATTACATAACAAAGGAATGTATTTACATAGAGTTTTTTTTAGAATTGGTAATTGAAACATAAAGTATAAAATCGCCATTAATAGTGGTGTTTGAAATTCATCATAAACAGAATCCAATGAATTTTTAATATGTTGGTCTCGTTGAAAGTTATTTATATTTTCTATAGTATCATAATCATCGTTTATATAATCCCTATTGTTTGGAGGAGGAACATAATTTGGTTGAATATGTGAATCATGAGTTAAAGGTTGTGTATTTAAGGGTATATCTCGGCTAGGCAACATTGTTGCTCCAGCAACACTAGCTTGTTGGAGACCATTTACTATCTGGCTAATAGTAGTTTGGTCAAGAGACAAAGACCCTCCATGACCTTGTCCTTGTCCCTGCTGTTGTGAAAAATGATTTATTTCATTAGCAACTAAAGCAATATTGCCGCCAACACTTCCACCAGATACAGGGTCAGTCGGCAAATCACTTATACTTGTTGTATTATTATCTGCCATTAAAAATATTATATATTAACTAAAGATACCTTGTATTTAAAAAAATACGCATAATAAAAATAAAAATAAAATAGGTAAATAAGTATTTAATATCCCTCAAAGGTGAAAATTTGTCTTTTTTTATCACATTTGGCTGAATTTTTCTCTAATTTGTAACATTTATCATCAAATTTATATGTCTCTTCTAATTCTTCAATTGGAGGAGCACTATAAACAACACAATTTTTACCCTTACATGCTTTTCTAAAAAGTGTAGCTAATCCTAATCCCAATAATAAGGACATAATATACTTACCAGTTTCGCTATGAACAAATCTAGATAGTTGTATCATTATATAATAAAATGATATAATAATTGAATCATTAATAATATATAATATTTAGGGTGTTAGTAATCATTATAAGAGAGAAAAAGCATTTAATATTTTGAACGGGTAATTAATTTTGTACAGGTATTTTTTTTATACTTAATGGGTTAATTGGGCACCCAGTTTCAACCGGCTTAATTTCAAAACAGTTATCTGCTTTGTCTTTATATAAAATATCTTTATAATTTGAAGGTGATGGATATTTATAAACAACTTTGGTCTCGGGTCCTAAAATATACACAAATAATAATCCTATTGCGAAACTACATAAAAACGTAGGAATAGAAATATACTTGGTTAGCATTATATTATTGTTATATTTTTAATTTTGGATAAAATATTATTATATCTTGTTGTGCCAAGTGATGAAATCGCACCAAGAGATGAACTTATTCTATATTTTCACTTGTAACAACTTGTTCCTCAATAACAGGTTCTTCAACTAATTGAATTGTTTGTCTTATTTTCCTAGTCTTTGTTTTCGACGATTTTTTCGCAGGTTGTCTTGATTCTAGAACACCTTTTACAAATGATTTTACGGCATCCTTGCTAAAAAAATTCAATTCCAAATTGACTAAACTGTTTTTACGTTGAAATAAGAAATAATTATCACCAGAAATGTTCGGTTCATAATCAATAAATTCTCTTTCATATTTTAATTTTTGAATTTCTCTAATTTTTGGTGTCATTTCATCAACATAAAACTTAACAGCTTCATTTACCTTTTTTTTGTCTCTACCATTGCTTTCATTGAATTCTTTCATCATATTTTTGAAAGGAATTAAATAAGACATACCAAATTCATCTTCAAGAGTTTTTGTTAACACCTTTTTCTCGGGATTCTCATTTGTTACAATGTTAGTGTTAATAACGTATCCAGCTATTTCAGTGAGTTCTTTTAATTCATCCGTTTTCGCATTAAATTTCGCAACTGCTTCATTTTGGTCAATATAACCAAACATCAAATCATTTTTGTCCTTTATTATTTGTAGTTTAAGTTCATTTAAGTCATTATCGTTTATTTCCATTTGACTAACATATGTATGTCTATCCGCATACTCAATATTTATATTAAGTGGACATGGCGCTTCAATATCTCCACACTTTGCAGTAAATATTCGCATAAACTCGTCCACATCTTTTTTAATGGAAAAAATAGTTCCCACATTTCTTTTACAATTAATACATTCCGGCTTAGGCAATTTTGAATAAGCAAGTCGTTTTTCTCTCTTGCTGAACACTTTAGATGAAATTATAGGTTTCACATAATTTATATAATAGTCGGTTTCATATTTGGATTTTAATTTATAAAATTCATTTAAAGCGTCATTTACATCTAGATTATTATTGTTATTAATATTGCTCATTATAGAATATATTTATATATTATTCTTTATAGTTATAATGTAAAATATAAATATCAATTATATATTATACACTATATTATACACTATAGTTTTTTTGTTATGACATCAAATTCAGTGTCCCAATGTGGTAAACCAGTGATTAGCTCTTGCTGAGCTCTAAGTTTTGTGTCCTGATAATTTTTTATTTTAGAAAGGATATATCGCTTTTTGTTTAATTCGTTTTCAGCAATTTCTTCAGGAGTTAGTTTACCTTTGTATTTATAAATTAGTAACCCTCCTAAAATTATTAAAAATAAAACTAGGATTCCAATATTAAACAAAAAATTGTTGTATTTTTCTTTAAAAATATGACATTGCTTTAATGTTTCGTTTAAAAAATATTTTACTCCTGGTTCCGTTAAAATAGGTTTAGTGTAATTAGGTTCGTAATTCATAATAAATACCTTTAAAAAACAAAAAAAAATTATACCAATTAACTATATGGATATCTCTTACATTTCATTAATCATATTTATTTTAACTACATTACTATATTTTTCGTCTGTTCCCATTTTTGGTAAACCAGTTTTAGAAATGCCGTCAGATGGCAATCTAAAAGAAGAAGACTTAATTGGTTATTATACAAGTTGTCGTCCAAAACTAGCAATGTATTTATTAGTAATAATCGTTACACAATTTATTTTGAATATTACATATTTAATCAATAAATGTGGTGGTGATGCGGGTAAAAATATCTCGGCCGCTGCTTATTACACATTTTTCCCTTGGGTTTTAATTTTTGGATTTATGCTAGCTATGCTTTCCGCATTTCCTAAACTAAAATCAGTCTTTTCAGATGTAGTTGGATATTATTTTATATCTTTTGAATCAAATGACCTAATTTCCTCTATTTTAATCGATACAAATATGAAAACAGCTATAGATGGTGAACAAAATACAGATAAAAAACAGCAAATGATGTCAGCAGCAGAAACTATATTGAAGATTTGTGGTAACAAATCATTATTAATAAATCAAATATATCCTGAAAATTTTACAAAAATGTGGGCATTATTAGCTCCTTTAATGAAACCAGGTATTTTCGAAGATGTTATTGTTAAAAAGAGATTACTTGATTTGGTTATGTCAAAGGATAATACTGGAGAAGCTATGTGGTATGTATACACTGCTGTTTTGGTAACATCTATAGTATATTATAATTTAGCTACCAGAGGATGCGTTAGGGATGCGAAAACAATTAAGGCAAATTACGACAAATATTTGTCGGAAAAGAGTTCTAATACTAATACTAATAATACAGATACTGTGGCGAAAAATGCGAATAATATGTAATACTTTTTTATTCACAATAAAATAAATAATATAAATATAACTCGTATATTATACTAGAAAACAATAGCATGGATTTTTTAGAAAATATAGAATGGTATATTACATCTAAACCAAATACAGCAACAAATAAGACCACTAGTTTTTCTAGTCTTACACAAGAAGAATTTGATAAAGTTATTTTTGATGATTCTTCCAATGAAAATATAAAACTTTGTTTTCCACTACACAACAATGGCTATTCATTTTCATTAACTAGAGAAATATCGCGACCAGTTACATTAAAAAAGTTATTCACATTCATTTATAAATTTTATCAAGAACCTTTAGACATAGAACATATAGAAAAAGCTTTTGAAGGAAATGAAGAAATACAAGATGAAATTATTGATAAATATGACGGAGATATTACAAAAATAAAAAAATATGATGTTTTTGACTCGTGTCCAGCGCCCGATTTTTGCGGATTATCATTTGATGAAGAAACTTCCGAATATATTGTAGGTATTGGTCCAGAATAGAAAACATAAAATATTATTAACATTTTATGTTTTAATTAGAATCATCGTTATTATCGTCATTATCTTCACAATATTCTCTTCCAAAAATCTCTTTATAGCAATCTTTATAATCATCAGCGTGTTGTATTGGGTCACTACAACCATAATATTCGACTAACGCATCATAACATTCGTGAACAGTTTCAAAATAAAAATATGCCATAGTTTTCCCTAAATTATTTGTTTTTTCAAAATACTTACAAATTTCATAACCAAACAAATCTTGTAATTGTTGTATATTTTGTTTAAGCTTCATATTTTCTAGTAACACTTCGGTAATTTTATTTTGTAACAATTTATTTTCAATAACTTGTTCATTATCATTGGTAAAAACACTGCTCATTTATTATGATTATATCTATTACCATATCTTGTCATATTGTTTTTATATTATTTTGTATTAAATACAATACATAATATATGACAATGTTACAAGGTATAATAGCAAATATAAACAATAATTACGTTATATTAGATGACAAACGTTTTATAGAACAAACCAATATTATAAATACTTTGCTTCCAGGAGATACAGTAGAATATGAAACGACTTCGAAAAATACTATTAACATAACAAAAATTAAGGATAGGAAACGGCAAATTCTTTTGGGGATTATTAAAAATATAACACAAGAGAAATACGTTGAATTATTTTTTCCGGGATTTCCTAAAAAATTTACCCAAACAATACATTTTGTTAATGATTACACAATTGGTCAAGTCGTTATTTTACAGATTGATAAAAACAAATGTGATGTTTTACATACATATTCTTCAATACAAGATAGAAGCCAAGATAAAGATATTATTTTACAATTATACAAATTAAATTCAAATTTATCTAATATATATCCAAAATATAAATACAAAGATAATACTAACCACAAATTACCAGAATTAACATCATTTATAAATGAAAATGAGCACCAAGATTTGACCCACCTGGATACATTTAATGTCGACCCGGTAAATTCAAAGGATTTTGATGATGCGATTAGTATTGATAGTGTAAATAATAAAATATATGTACATATTGTTGATGCGCATGAACAAATCATTCCTTCAACCACTACAGATTTAAACGCATTGACATCAACATTTACCCTGTATTTACCTGAGCATATTGAAAATATTTTACCAAAGGAATATGCGGAATATAAATTGAGTTTGGTTAAAAACGAGAAACGCAAAACAATTACGGTAGAATTTATAATTGACCCAGATACACAGCAAATTATAAATTATTCAATATATAAATCCACTATAATAATAAAAAATAGATATAATTATCAAGAATTTAATAATATTATACATAATTACCCTACACTTATTTTATTTTATGAAAAATGGAAGAAACAATCATTAAATATTCCTCATATTAAAATGAATATTAATCCAAACACAGGGCATATAATAAATTATTGGTTTGAATCTAATAATGATTTAGCTCATAAAGTTATTGAAACTTTTATGATATTAACAAATATAACTGTAAGCAAACATATTCCTGATGTTATTCCTCAACGATATCATTGTAAAAATAAATCAGATTTTGTAGTGGAAACGTATTTTAATAATGAGATAATAGATGCTATTTTTTCAATAAAGCAATATAGGCCGGCTGTCTATGATGCTACCAAAGAGGGGCATTTCGGATTAGGTGTAAAAACATATACACATTTCACATCTCCAATAAGAAGATATTTTGATATTATAATTCACCGATTATTATCAGGAGTAGAATATGAAAATCTTGAAGAAGTTTTACAACATATAAACCAGAGAGAAATATACATTGAAAAAATAGTAAAATTATATGAAAACTTAAAAATATTGTCTCTCTTTGAAACTCAACTAAAAAAGATATGGAAGGGATATGTTATTAATAAAACAAAAAATGGATACGTTGTTTTGTTGGAAGATTTATTGTATGAAGTATTTATTTTTGATAATAAATACAATGTAGACGTGAAAGATATAGTCAATGTCAAAATTACAGGAATTAAATGGGTTTACTTAGAAGTAAAAGCGGTCATTGTTGTAAACTAGTATTTATACTATTGAATAATTAAATGTTAGTTTAATATAAATGGGTTATAGATATATGAACAAACAAAATGTAATATATTTTTTAATAATTGTATTACTTTTAGTATTTTTAATAAATATTTATTATTATTTTTTCAGCTTAAAGGAAGCATTGAGTGTAAAAAAAATTAGCAAAAAGGTTGGTAAAGGTGTTACAAAAACAGTTGATAAGGTTTCTGATACAGCTCAAGGGGCAGCTGAACAAACCGTAAAACAAACAAAACAGATAGCTCAAAAAACAAAACAACAGATAGAACTAGCAGCTAGAGAAGCTAAAGAATTAGCCGAAAAAGCAGCTCAACAAGCATTACAAAATGCTTTAAAAAAATTGATAGAACCAATCAAAAAATTAAAAACCAAAATAGTAAATTCATTACAAAATATAAAACAATTTTAAAACAATATATATATAAACCAGATGAATAAAAAATTAAATTTAAAACATGTAATCTTTATTATTTTAATTATATTGTTAATTTCTATAATATGTTATAAACTATTTTTTAAAAAAAATGAAGGATTTAGTGTAAATGATATAGACAATATGTTTGATGACATTAAAGATATATCAAATACAATTGATGATATACCGAAAGAGATTAACAATATTGATAAAAAACTTACACAAAAAGTAAATAATATAGGAGACAAAATAGAGAAGAGAACAGAAGAAATGGGTAACCAGATTATAAAAAAAACTGAACAAATGGGTAAAGAAATTGAAAAGAAAACAGTTAATATTTTAACAGATAAATTAAAATCAATATTTACACAATTAGGTGATATATTTAATAAGGGATTAATAAATCCACTTTTAAATTTATTTGTCGGTATAGGCAATATTTTTGTACAGATATTTGGAATATTAAAGCAAATAGGTAATAAAATAGTTACATTGCCTGGATGTATATTTACATACGCGATTAAAGAAACAATCGATACATTTGAATTTTTATATAATAAAATTATGCCAAAATTTTTAAAAAATATAATTTCATTTGTGTATAAATATACATTAGGATATATTTTTGGATTTATTGGATATATAACTGGATATGATGATAGTATACAAAAATGTTATGGCTTTAATGTATCCACAAATGTGGACAAAATTAATTCAAACATGACTGATATTTATTCAACATTCAAAAAAGATTTTGGACGTTTGAATTTTTCAGAGATAAAAGTGTAATTATAATTGTACAAAAACTATATAAAGTTTAAAATCAATAATAATAAAAAACATTTATAAATGGTGTTTTTAGACTTTTTTCAATATATTGAATGGAATATTTGTAATGACCCAAATACGGCTATTAATACAAAAACAAATTCACAACTCACAAATGAGGAATTAGATAGTATTTTCGAAATAAAAACAATTACGGATAAAAATATTGAACTAGTATGTCTAATGTTTCCTATGGGGGTTTATAATAATTATTGTGATAACACCCCTTTATTTATAACAAGGAATATAGAAATCCCAAAAGAGTTTACATTGAGACAACTATTGACAATTATTTATAATTTTTATCAAGAACCGTTATTATCAGGTGAAAGTATAACAGACCAATACCCTCGAAATCGTATTCCTTTAGAGTATATGAAAGAAATTAAAAAATTAAGAAAAAATATTATTAATGCTTATGACCCATTTTATGATGAGGGTAAACTTAAAAATATTAACGTGTTCACGGAAATTACGTTACCAAAATTTTGCGGAATCATTTATGGTGAGTATACATATGAATATTGGATTCAAATAAAAATATAATTGAAATAATTTATATTATGATGTTCTATTTATAATATAAAATAAATAAGTTTGTTCAACAGTTATTAAAAGTTAAAAGGATAATAGTAAGTATAAAGGTAGAAATAAATGAATTACCCAAATAGAATACAAGGGAAAAATGGCGTTTGCTTGTATAAATTGAGAAATGGTTTGTATATGAGACAAATAAATAAAAATACAATGGTTTACAATAAAATATATGAATACACATTGGAAAGAATAAAAAATAAAAATGATTATGTTATACTTAATATACTAAACAATCCCGAGTCAACTGATACAAAACGAATTGTATTATTTAGCTATTCATTAGTTCCTGATAGGTTATAAACTGATAGCTTAAAGGCTAGCTTAAAAAAATCTAGGATATGCTAAATAATACAATACAAATAAATAGGACAAAATCCCTAAAATAATAGAAAATAACCAAACGGGCATAATAGTTTTATTTTTATATCCGACACCAAATTCACGAATGCTCCCATCCGATTTATATAAAAAAGCAGGTTTTATCATTTGGACCAAAGCAAAAATACTTATAAATATAATTATAGCTGCTAAAGGTATATTATTTCTTGTAAATGTTCGAAACATATGTGTCTATGTATGATATATTATAATATAAACTTTTCAATAGATTATATTATAAATACCTTATTGGTATTTATTTTTTATATTTATTTTTATAATTATTTTTTATATTTATTTTTTATATTTATTCATAATCCCCCATATTATCGGCATCCATTTCATCTCCATAAGGGTCACCATCGTAATAATTTTCAGCAACATTTCGTATATCTAGTTCATCAGCATCTATAAATGCTTGGGTTTCCATTTCATCTAAAGCATCTTCCATATACAAATCTATATTCATATCCGTTACGTTCGCATTTTTTCTTAAATTAGCCTGCATCTCAGCAATCTTTTCAGCAACCGCTTTGTCATATTCGTATGTTTCTGGGTCATACTGTTTTAAACCTTTTGAAACGCCTCGTTCCCACACACCAATTTTAATTGCTCTTTTCATCATATCAACTGCTCGTGTTTCTTCCGTCATACTTTTTAATCTATCTGTAAACGTGTATTTTTCTGCTTCCTTTAGTTTAAATATAATGTCCTCAATTTTATCATAAGATTTATTTATAACCGCCTTTGAACTGCTCATCATATTAATATAAGCAACAATCAATTTAGAGATGTTTTCTTGTAGCCTACTTACATCTCCTTCAATATATAATTGTTCGGATTCAGAGAAACGTAATTGCTGTTCAACTAAAAAATCTGAACTATAAACATCTGATTCAATACTAGGTTTCGCCAACATTTTTGACACCATAGAAGGGTCTTTAGTTAAATTAATATAATCGGTAAATATTTGTAAAACATAATATTCATATAATAATGTTGAAGTTCTCTTATCAAACACAGAATGTGTCTCTTTATCGCCAATTTTTATATTTGTCAACGCGGGAGTTGCCTCAGACAATAAAACAATTCCGTTACATCTTTTTTGTATTTCCTTAACAATATTTACAACGGAACTGTCGCCAAAAAATTTGGACAAAGGCTCATATAGTGATTCTATTTTTTTCTTTAACTCATTTTTATGGCTAGGATGAAAACCCCAATAATCGTGTGATTCAAAAATTTGTAATTTATTGTTTATAATCATTTCTGGAAATACCATAGCCAATAATGAAATATAATTTTTATAAAAGTTAATATAGTTATACATGGCATCGTCTGATATTTTAATATCCTTATTTCTCTGATTTATATCAAAATCCCAAGTAGTCAATTCATTTATAAATTTAGTAATATTTTTCATTTCAGTTCCTCTTATTTTTGATTTTCTTTTAATAAAATCCAAAATATCTCTGCGCATTACTTCGTTTGATTTTGCTAGATAATTTTTGAATTTGGTCATATCTTCGGTATCTTCTTGAATAGACAAATCATATGTGTCCAATAATTTATTTAAATTTTGTTTCAATGCCCCAGCAATGTATTCATCATTTTCGTCATCAAGTTTTAATAATAATCTTCTCAACGTTTCTGAATACGATGGGTTTGTATAAGAAAAGGAAATATTAATAATATTGTATCTGCTTACTATTTGGAAAAGACGTAAAAAGGAATCCTTAGTGTATTTTCTCTCGTTACGTTTCAATTTGGCTATTTTTTCTTCAATCGTATCTACTTTTAATAAATAATCAGGTTTATCGTGACATATTGCTAACAATTCTTCTGTCAATGGAATAGAAGACTGAAATTTACATAAATCAATAAAAGCCCGGTAAATCGTCTCTTCGTCAAACTCATTACTTAAACTAGAGAAAACCCGTTTAGAATTTTCAGTGCTATTCATAATTGCGGCTTCTGTTAGTAATTTCAAATCTTTCAATAATGCGGTAAGGTCTTTTACTATTTTATTATTTACTGCTATGTTTGGATTTTCATTTACAAAATACTGTAATGATGTGAAGTCAGTAGAACCATTTTCGTTACAGCATGCGTTAACCATAAATGGATTATTTGATGCTTTTAGTAATAAATCCTTTTGTTCCACTATTTTTTGAATGTCTTCTTGTATTGCCATAGAATGCTTAATTATTTTTGACTCAATAACTAACATTTTCTCTATTTGTTTTGGATTTCCCATTTTAATGTCTTGTTCTAATTCTTCTTTAAACCCATCAGTAATATTTTCTAAATTTTTAATGTGAAATCGTCCAAAAGGTGGTAAAAATGTTGTCCAACGTCCCAAGTTATGTTCGTTTGGTATGTCTGTATTATCTGGATTGACAAGTAAATATTCAACCTTCTCTTTAATTCTTTGGTCTATAACTGAATAAGGTAATAAATATTTAACAGTGAATGCTTTAATTGTTCCAGCTACCTTGTCTTCTTTTGTCTTTGATAATACATTCCAAGGAACTGTTACAGGACTTTTATTTTTATACGCTACACAAGCTAAATAATTTAATCCACTGTCGTCACCTTCTCCTTCTAAAGGAAAGCCACTAAATGAACGAATACATCCAGGAAAGGTTTTTCGTGTTTTAATAGATGGAATGCTTGTCTGAATAGCAATTAGTATTGTTCCTAATGATAAATAAAGAAGAGTAGAACTGTAAACCATTATATATTCTGGAAGTTTTTTCCCTCTTTTTGCGGCTTCCTTTTCACGTTCTCTATAAGCAGGTTCTTTCTCAAGCACCTTGACATCATTCATAAGCTCAGTGACAACCTTTATTATAAAATCACGAACACGGTCTAAATCAATTCCCATAGTGGAAGACATAAATGAAACAATATTGGAAACCATTTCTCCCTCAGGCGATAAACGTTTTTCTTTCTTTTTGTTTTTCGCAAGTTCTAATGTAGTTTCTACTGCGTCTTCTTCTAAAATAGAGCGACTAACATCCTTGAAACCATCCTTGTAACCCTCAGAAATGTCAAAGTCTATTTCACGTATGATTTCTCCACTGTGTTTATCTACCCAAGCGTCCCCATTAGCACTTTCCTTACCAATTGTTTTAATTAGAAGAGTCATTGTTTTATCATAATTTGCTGGTTTTTCGAGAAATGTTTTCGCAAGCATAAAACGAAAAGTGGGCAACAATTTTGTATTTGTCTCTTTACAATACATCCACCAAAAGTTTTCCATATCTCCATCATTTTCATTTGGAATAGATGGATTTCCTTGGCGACAATATTTGTCAGCAAACATAACAATAACTTTTTGTCTCTTTATGAAGTCAGATTGACCTACAATTAAATCACGTAATTTTATATAAGGAGAAACTACAATAGGCGTATCTATCCCTTCAACAAGTTCCATTCCTAACTTATATTTCATATCATTATATTTATAATACTCGTTATTCTGAATCATTTGAAGACGAACCATGATGTCTTCGTAATAAGAGAGGTGTTCATTTATTTTTTTAGTCAAATCCTCTTTGGATACATTATAACTATTATCAAATTGCTTCATAATATCCTTAAGAGCCTTATCAATCATAGTATTTTTAACAACCTCAACAGATTCACATTGTTTATTTTCGTCTTTAACGCCCTTATTTTTGTCATTAACGCCTGTATGGGTTATATTATAAAGGCAATCCGTTTGTATATTACATAATATGTCTTCTTCTTGTATAAACCATTTTGGGTCTATTTCTTCCGCCAATACCCATTGGTCATTTTGTCTAATATAATATTCCAAATGAGCATAATTAACTTCATTAATTTCTTGTTCATTTAATTGTTTAGATACAATGGCATATTGACCGTCAATCACCTTTTTCGCTCGATTTACTAATGTTTCCGCCATATACATGGCTTCACTGTCACTCAGTTTGTTTTTCTTTTTGAATTCTTCAGAAATATATAATTCAAGCTCATCTGGAGACAAAGTATTTTTTTCCTTTTTAAATTTCTCCTCAATAATATCATAATTAGTGGTATCATAATCTCTATCAAAATATATGACACGACCATTATCTGCTAATAATTTATCAATTGAGTAGTATTTTTTAGCAATAACATATGTGCTACATTTATTTTTCTCTTGTGATTGTTCTAGCCTGGTCTTAAGTTTATCTTTATCAAGCTCAAAAATTGGATTTAATTCTGTTGGAAACATAAGTGATAAATTAGAGAAAACTACCGAGGTATTGAACAAATTTCCGTAATCTGTAGATATTATTTTTCCAAGTATTTCGGAAATAGAATACTGCGCATTTGCTCCAGCATCAGACAATTTATATGCTCCAAACACATTACTTTTAACCTCATAATTATTGTCTAAAATAGTTAGCAATGGATTTATAGTTTTAACATTCGTTTTAAATGCTTTAATAACAGCGAAAGCTCTGCTGTATTCAACATACTTAATATTGTATTCTTTAATTTTTTCTTTGATGAATGAATTTATTTCCTTATAATTAACATACGTTAAATCATTTGAATATATCAAAAATGGTTCTATATAAGTAATTAAATCGACCATCGATAATTTTCCTTTGATATATTTTTTAACCAAATTAAATAGCACTACAATTTTAGGTATAATAATCTTTAAAAATTTATCGTATATTTCCACATTTGTCAATTTTTCTGGCATCTCATAATCGCTAAGGTCGAGCATATAATTTTTAATGTTGTCCACAAAATTAGAATCAGTATATTCAATTTCATTGTCTAATCCATTGATTTCTACAGGTGAACAAAGGGTTTTTTGTTTTAACAATTGCCAATAATTTAAGAAATGTATATTTAAATTTGCTTTGACTAGCAAATTAGAACCAGGTAAATTAATTTGAGAGAATCGAACAGTAGGTTCTGGTAATGTAACAATAGATGAAATAGCGATTTCATCATTTCTGGTTAATTTAACACGATGAAATGCCTCGCGTTTACCTTTTAAATTATTTGATTGTAATTTGTCTAACCCCAAGTTATATCTTTGTATTACAAATTTACGCGCTGTTGCAGTCCCTCTCGAAACTACAGTAGAATATAATTCTCCTAAGTTATCAATAATAGCATTAATATCAGAATTAACATTCGCTTCAACAATTATGCCATTTGATGAATTAAATACGTTATCAACAATGTCAGGATTTTGTGTCATAAAAGGTGTCATATATTTATTTAATGAACTGTAAACCTCGGAATATTTATTTAGTCCTTCAATGTCTTGATTATCATTTGATTTATAATTTCTAAACAATGTAGACATTTCCAAAAGGTCCATATTTTCATTAATGTATTCAAGGTCATTAATACGCGTTGATTTAACTTCTTCATTATAACCCTTTTTGACATTTTTCGCAACCATCATTACCCAATATAAGTTATTTTTAAAGCTAGATAAATATTCAGCAAGTGGCTTGTCGTTTGCTGTTTTTTTTATAATACCTGTAATATTATGGTTTGCGTCAAATTTTGAGGATAAATCGCGCAATTGGATAAAACGTGTAATCATAATATGTAAATTATTTAAAACACTATCTGTTCTTTTAGCATTTGGGATATCAGAAATCATCTCTTCTAGCAAATCATTTTTTTGGTTTTCGATATCATATCTATATTTCTCTCTATCGATTATGACAGTCTCTTTGACATTTACAAAATCACCGAATTCAATTTGGTCCGCATCAATGATGAGACGATTGATTTTTTCCTTAACTTGGGCAGCTGGAACAAAAATAGTCTCTTCTTGTTTCTCTTCCTCTTCAGAAACTATTGCTAAAGGTCTAATATCAATTGGCTGTTCCCCATCTATTATTTCCTTTTCTTCCTCTACTTCTTTTCTCTCTTTAACTGTTTCTGGAGGCGGTCTAATTTCAAATGTTTCAATTGGTATGTCTTCAGGGATACCTTGGTAACCAAAATCAATATAAATGGTTTCGTTGTCTATAGTTTTGACTTCAATCATATCATCTTCTAAATTTGTAATCAAGCCGGTAATGATAGTTGGGATATCACCACCGAAGTATATGTTTATCCATGTTCCTGTTAATAAATCATTTTGTCTCGCATATCCTTCATTTTCATTTCGGCTAAGTAATGTGATTTTTGAAATACTTTTCTCTGTTATGTGTCCTTCTGAATCAATAATTAATTGTTTTTTTTGAAATGTATCCGCATTTACTAATTTTATTTTATTAGGATTTATGTATTCAATAATAAATACCTTGTTATTAAGTATTTCATTATTTGGAGCTGTTATTTCAATAATATCCCCTAATTTAAGTGTTAATGATAGTTCCTTTTCTTTCTCTTTCTCCTCTTGAGGTCCTTCAGCTACATTTGTATCCTTTTTTATATCTTCATTGCTGTCTAATACAGTAGAAATATTTTTAATAGCACTTTCTTTACTTATGTCTCTAGCATTCATATTTGTCTCTAATTCTGACTTCACAGATTTGTCCTTGTCCTTGTCATTATCCTCATTTACTATCAATGATATGTTGTCTGACATTATCTTATATTTATAGAGAAATTTTTATCTATATCGATTAACTTAAATAGATTAAATATAAAATACAATTTATAATATTAACTATATGTAATTATTTATATTGCCTAATCATCCTTTATTATTGACCTTAAATAATAAAGAATATGAGTTTAAAGACAACTCAATATTTAATATAAGAAATAATAAAACAAACATGGCTTATATGTTATCCAATATTCCTAATTTAATGAATAAATTAAACAATCCAAATGAGTTGTCAAATACGGATATCGATGCGGATAATCAATATTTTAATATTGTTAATTATACTACTAAATCAAACGAAAAATATAAAATTGTGAGATATAGAAAAGAATTGTTAGCAGCAGATTTAATCCCTGTATATGGTTTATTACGTTCAGTAATTGTTAATAGTGTAAATGAAGTTGTATCTTTTGCTCCACCTAAATCAGTTCCAGCTGAGAAATTTATGGAATTATATAATCAACCAACAGATACCATTATTGCCGAAGAGTTTCTAGAAGGAACAATGATAAATGTGTTTTTTGACAAAAGTGTTAATTCCTGGAAAATTTCAACTAGAAATAAAGTAGATGCGGATGTATCATTTTATATTGGAGCAAACAAGACATTTAGAACTATGTTTTTTGAAGCTTGTGAAGAGAATAAATTGTTAATAGAGTCATTAAATCCATCTTTTTGTTACAGTTTTGTTTTACAGCATCCTGAAAATAGAATTGTTGTCCCATTCAGCGATACTCATTTATATCTAGTTGAGGTATATGAAATTATTAATAACAAAGAAGATAACACAATATTAGTTGTTCCTCAAGATATTAATCAGGTTCGCATTAGCGGCTATTGGGCTCAAACAACAATTCGATTTCCAATTCGATATTCATTTAATGACTACAGTGAATTAATTGAAAAATTTGCGTCACCTAACACTCCATATGACATAATGGGAATTGTTGTAAAAAATACTGTTACACATCAAAGAATGAAAATTCGTAATCCGACTTATGAAGAAATAAGACAATTGCGCGGAAATCAATCAAAAACCCAATATTTGTATTTAACTTTAAGAAAAGAAGGAAGAATACCAGAGTTTTTGAAATATTACCCAGAATTAAAACCAGAGTTTTCTACTTATAGAGACCAAGTTCATATGTTTACGAATACGCTACATAGAAATTATATTTCGTGTTATGTTAAAAAAGAAAAACCATTAAATGAATTTAGTTCACAATATAAGACGCATATGTTTAAATTACACGAAAAATATTTAACCGAATTAAGAGAGAAAGGGTTGTTTATAACAAATACAATGGTAATTAATTATGTGAACAATTTACATTCATCTTTGTTAATGCATTGTATTAATTTTAATTTTAGAAAGCATCATATTGACACGATTAAAGCGTCAAAGTAATAAACATAATACAAACATTAAGTATAAAATTCAATATAGTATTTTATACTTGAATTAAAAATCGAAAACTTATTTTAATTAATCGTAAAATTTTTTATACTAGTTAAAAAAGTTGTCATAGCTTGTATTTTATGATGATAAAAACCAGGGTCTCCTGGGAAATGATGTATTATTTTATCGCTATGAATGTTATTATCATTATTTACAACCAATGATTTTAATATTTTGTTGTCATATAAATTATATTTAAACGCATTATACACTATATAAGGTTGGTCGTGACAATAAAAACGATACGGTCTTTTTATAACATCTTCGTTTATTTTATTGAACAATTCCTTTATTTTATTACAATTATTAAATAATAATATTCCACTCGTAAAAGCGCTTTTATCTTTATAATTATTTATTTCATTACCAAATAATATTTTACCCCAAAATTCTCTATTATCATTTATTTCTCCTTCTTCTAATACATACAAAATATCTTCTTTACAAACATCAAATACCTTGTTAATATCGCCTTTTACTAATATATCAGTATCTAAATAAAGTATTTTATTATAATTTTTTATAGTTGATAAATTAAATAAATCTAACCTTGCTTTACATGCTTTATCGATGTTATTATATGTATCATTAATTTCAAATTTTATTATTTCTTCATTAAACATAAGACTCTGTTTTATTTTATTCATGAAAGGTGTTGATGTATAAACTAATATTTTTGTATTATTATCTAAATTTCCATATATGAATATGCTTTCTAAAAGAAGAAAAAACATATCTATATATTTTTCTTGATTAAATATGGTAACAAAAATACAAATCATTATATATACAATAATAATACACCATAATATAATAAACGAATTACAATACAATTGTTAAATTATATTTATTTTCGACCACTATTAAAACAACCTTTAATATCATTTATTTTCTTTATAGCGTCTACAATTACCTGTGTCAAAATATCTTTCACAATATTTTTTCCAGCGGGCTCCTTAAACGCAATTCTTAATATACTATGTGTATCATGTGGGTGTAATTTTTTAAAGCCAGTATAAGTAAGGATTTTGTGTTGATTATAAAATGTTTCGAATGTTTCATTATTAAATATATTCCCTACAGTATAATCTTCATTTTCTAAAATAATATCATAACAATTTTCTAAAGTGTTATCTGATTGTTTAATTTCTAACTCATCCTCATCTAGCAATTTGCGTTGATACTTTATTTTATCAATTAAAATATCACATGCTTTAATTATAATATCTGTGTTTTCATAAATACCAACTGTTTGAATAATAAAATCAAAACTATTTTTAACCACATATCTTAACCCTTCTAGTAACATCCAATTTTTTGATTCAAATTCTATTTCACTAGCTGTCTTACCTTCTTCTTCCCATTTAGAAGCACGGATACCCACTTGTTTAAGCATTTCCTCTTTATCGGGTGTAAAACCATACGAACACGTTCCTACAACATTGAACATACTATCATCTCTAGCTGTTGAAATTGTAAACTCACAAGTTAGCTTAATTTTTTCACCCGGTATTTCATCTGAAATTTTTGGTCGAAGTCTAGCAAAATCGATAAAATATTCGGCTTTTCCTGTAGTGGGCATAAATGAAGGAAATATTTTACGCACATCATTTTCCTCCAAATATTTATTGGTAGTTACATTAAGAACTTTGAAATCTTTAGTAGTAACAATCATTGTTGTGTCTGTTTTATTTTCAACGTCAATTTCCAAAATATAATCTTTTAAATTTATCTCTAAGTCTTGAATACAAATAGGAATACAACTAAGTCTTTGTTTTAATATTTCATTATTTAGTCGTGATGTATTAATTGTTATATTACATTTATCTTCATTATGTGGGCTAGTTTTAAATACAATAATAGGAATATCGGATAAAATAATACGTCTAATAGCATTAGCATAACTACAATCTACTCCAGTAAGAGTAAATGTTAATGTTTCTGCTTCTTCTTTTAATTGTTCAACTTTAATGCTCATAGTATATCTATTATAATATTATATATTTAATATAAAATAAAATATATTTCAATTTTTTCCATTTATTCTATTTTGCCTTTCTTTTTATCTTTCAAATCAACGTAATGAATAAGTTAAAATTCCTGTATGAAAAACTTAAGGTATTTTAATGAGCAGCATTCTGTATTATAGTAATTTTTGTGAACCTTCTAAAAAATTATTACAGACCGTTTCTAAAACAGGGGTAGCTAAAGACATTCATTTTATTTGTATAGACAAGAGAATTAAGGACAGTAATGGTAAAATATTTATTGTTTTACAAAATGGGCAAAAAATTATCATGCCTGAAAATGTTACAAAGGTTCCTGCTCTTCTC